TCGGAGTTGACCACGACTGGATCCCCGGTAACGGCGCCGGAGGGAGAGCATCCGGTGCTCAGGATGACGAATGGCGAGGCGACCAGCAGGAAGCAGGTCAGGAAGGACAGTAGGCGTTTCACGGTTTGGTTATGGTCTCGGTGTTGCCGGTGCGTCGGCGGACGTCTCCGGTGATCTCACGTGCGCCCTGATGCACTCCGGTTGCCCCGAGGCCTGCGACAAATCCGGAAATGATGTTGAGCGCGGACCAGCCAGCCAGCGACGGCACAAGCACGGCGCCGGCGAAGGCTACCAGCGTCGGAATGTAGGCGTTGGGGAACTTCGGCCACGACTTGGCGAGTACGCCTAATCCGAGGCATGCGCCAGTGGCGGTCGGGATGGCTTCTGCAAGGGTCACGCTTCAGGCCCTCCAACGCCGGGATCCGTGTAGCAAATCATGGTCGTAATCTTCGGGTGCCTGATCGTCTTGGGCATGGTGCCCGGCGGAAGTGGACGCGGAACCTTTGACCGCTCGTGCAGCGCGTCCAGCCGAGCAGCCTGCTCGGTGGTCAACGCGAGCCCTTGGCACGGGATTGATTCCAATGCGCACTTCTCGTCCTGCTCCGCGTCCGTCAGTGGTTGCATCTGGCTCATTGTTCACCCCATCCGTTTGCGCTCTGTTGAAATTTGGCGATGCCAGTCTTGGCCTCGATCTTGATGAGTCGGCGCTCGTGGTCCTGAATCGTCCGCTTCACTTCCCTCATGTCGTCCTTGATGGAAAGCGCCAGAAAGAACGCGCCGGCAGCCCAGAACGCGCCGGCAGCGACGGCTGCCAACACCCCCTTCAAAAGCTTGACCGATAGGTTGAGTCGCGAGTCCTCATCCACCCGAATAGGCTTCTGATCGTTCTGGTTGCCCATGTTTATAGAGTGTTACCAAGCGCCGTTAAGCTCCATGGCATCCAGAGCCGCGCCCCATGTTACAGTTTCTCCAGTGAGCGCCTGCGCGTTTAGAACGATTCCGCGGTTTGTGGCGTCAGATCTAACACCCGCAGCAATAGTCCACGTCGTTGAATGTCCATTGAAGACAACCACAGAGGTCGGCGATCCGAGAATGGACAACGTGCCTCCAGTGTCACGCACAGCAAAGTCCAAGGTCCATGAACCATATTTCGCCCCGTTTGATTGGACTGCTGTGATGGCAGCGCGACACGTCCACACGCTGTTTGTCGGCACGTAGGGGAACTCCTGGGATCCATCCAGACGCAACTGCAAATTGACGCCAGTCGTGTGATCACTCCGTCGCTTCAGAATATACCTGGACCGCTGCACGTTGACAGTGCTCTCGTTCCCATTGGACTCAACTCGCTGGCCCCAACTTCTAGCGATCGCCCCAAACCCTTGTGCGAATGAATAGTCAGCCCGCGTTACTGGGCTTGCAATGTCGGCTATGGCGTTTGCCTGACCAAAGACAGCGACATTATCTACACTCCCGATCGAGTTGCTAAGGCCGGCGCTGAAGGCGTATGTGGCGTTCGTCATCGTGATGCCATTCCCGATTGCTACGCCGTGCAGCCCGGATCCGCCGGAGATCGAATTTGCCCTCCCCTGCACCATGTGGTGAGCCCCATTGTCGATTGTGTTATCGAAGCCCGAAATGATCGCGGAGTGGCCCACGCTGCCAGAGGCTGATGTGTTGAGTATTCTGTTGTCGTATCCATTGACGACAGTGGAGTACCCAGTATCTGCAATCTGATTCTCGAACCCGGACAGGATGATGGATCTGGCGCTTGGAACAACTGGGTCGGCGACCATATTGGCAGTCCCAACGAAAATCCCGCCCGCTTCCTGCGACACTGTGTTTTGTGATCCGGCAACGATCGCGCCGTAGTTTCCTCCGTTGTGGATGTTGAGTGATCCGGACCCGATAAAACCATGGGACCCTCCAGCCCTCAATTCGTTGTGCCCTCCTCCGGCGATTGTCCCGGCCAGCTGGTTGTTTAGATGATCGTAACCGCCGCTGATGGTCGCAACTGATGCGTTCCCAGATGTGTATCCGCTGTCCACTGTGGCACTGTCCAAATCTTTCAGCTTTGCGCTGCCTGTCGCCGTGAACGTTCTGACACCGTACACCGATGAAAACGTGGTCCCCGACGCATTCGTGGTTCCGTTGTAAACAACCGTTCCTGTCCCTGTGACTTTGTAGGTACGCCACGGCGCAACGATACCAGACGAGGTGAACGAAAGATTGACCTGATTAGACGATCCAATCCTTGACGGCTGAGAGCCGGACGCCGCAGCAATTACGGATGTTGTGACGGCTGGGTCATCAATGAAATTGCTCGCTGGATTCAGGATGATGGTGTCTAGCGATTGGTCGACCGTGATCCTCTGGTCAAGTTGTCCAAGGGTGATTGCGTCCGTTAACGCCGTGCCGTCCGCGAGGGACGCGATCTTCTGGGATCCCATGTTGATGGTCCCGGACATTGTTCCTCCCGCCAGCGGTAGCTTGGTTGCGTCCGTTGTCGAAACGGTCTCAAATTCAACGGTTCCCTCAACAGCATCTGAAAGTCTAAGGAATTGACCCGCGGTTGCGGAGCCTGTTCCGACATTTGGCGTGATGACGTTTAGGTTAGTAACACCTCGCAGCGTTGTAATTCCACCATCCAGGAACAGCGACTGCACCCCGTATACGCCAGTATTGACTCCGTCCAGCGTGAGCTGATCAATGTCCCCAATCTCAAATCCGTTGGTCAGATTTCCATCAAACACCGTTGGCCCAGCCAAAACAATGTTGGTTCCGATCTTATCGACGCCGTTGGTGTAGACGCTCGCCCATAGCGTCGAGAAGTTGGTATTGCTCTTGAGCGCGAACGTCCGCAGCGAGTCGCCGGTACCATCGTTGGCGGTGGATCCGGTGTTTATCACGGACCGCGTCTGCCCGAGCAGCGCCAGCGGGAAAAGCAGGATGAGGAGGAGTCGAGTCATGGAATGAAAAGGGCCGGTCGGAGTGAACCAACCGGCCCAGTGTGACTGATGAGCAATGCGGGCCGGAGAAGGCGGATCAGAACACGAGCCGAATGCCGGCAGTGATCGCGGTCTGGTCGCCAGTCGTGGCGGACATGGCGATGTTCACGCGGACGTACCGATTGACGTCGGACGGCAGCCGGAAGTTTCGAGTGGTCAGCGCGGTGACGTTGCTGGCGCCGGTCAAAAGCAACGGCTCCAACTGCTCAACCGTGGCGAACGTGGAGTTGTCGGCGCTGTCCTGGATCGTGATGGTGATCGTCTGCCCGGTCGCCGTGGTCGTGGCGGGGACAGAAATCTGGAACTCGAAGTGCTCCGGCAGGCTGTCCGGAAGCACCTGCTTCAGGTCAATCGCAGTGGAGTTCCCGTTGTTGTTCTGGGCCGGCAGCGCACGGCTGACGTCCAGCAAGAGGTCGCGGAGAGTATTAGGCATGGCGAGTGTTGGTTGAAGCTGCTGGTGCGATCAGGCGTTGATGGCGTCGGTGTCGGGAATGAACTGCGACTCGACGATCGGAATCCCCATGTACTCCGTGGGCCAAGGCGCGACGTTCTCGTAAGCGCCCGTGGGCTTGCCGTTCGGGCCGGAGTTGATGACCACGGTCCGGGAAATCTGAAGCTGCCGGACGGACCGGGTGGAGGCAAAGAACGCGTCCGGCTTGTGGCCGGGCGGGAACTTGGCCCAGAGCTGCGCAAGCAGCGCGTCCGTCAGACCCTTGCCGGAATCCTCGGTGAGGTTGTAGATCCGGCCGATGTCCTTGATGGATCCGATCTGGAGGCCGACCCATCCTGTCAGCGCGGACACGCGGCCGTCGACCTGACCGGTGCCGGAAGCGGGCGAAAAGAACTCGTCCCGGAACGGGGACATCTGGAGCGTGGTGTTGCCGCCGAAAACCAGGTGGACGTTCTTCAACCCAAGCTTCGCGGCGTAGCAGGACGAGGCGGTAGTTGCGGTCGTGCCGCCGGCGTTGACGATGTAAGTCGAAGTGCCGGCGGCGGCGGTGTGCGGCGTCATGGCCTGCAACCCGACGAAGCCCTTGGAGTCAGCGGACACGCCGCGGAAGAACTGGGTGGAGATCCGCTCCAATGCGTCCTGATATGCCGCCTCGGCGTGGTCCATCTCAATGTCCACCAGCGCTCCGCCGGTCTGCATGGCAATGGCCTTGTCCACGGTGATCGCGGAGCCAAGGACGTAGAGCCCAGTCTCGCGAAGCTCGAAGGTGGAGCCGCTCGAAACGACGCCGCCGTTGACGTCGCGGAACGCCGTGGTCGGGCGGCCGGTGCGAACGAGGGTCTTGTAGTTGTAGCCGGAGACGACGCGGCTCGGGATCACCTGCATTTCAGGCGCCTGCCGTAGCACTTCGTCAATAATGCCCACCTCGGCGGAGCCGTTGTGGATCTTGGCGAGATCGAGAAGGGTGTAGGACATGATCGGTGGTGTTTGGTGGGTTCAGCGTGATCAGTTGCGAACAGGCCCAGTGACTCCGCGGCCCCGGGCGTGGTGCCACTTGGCGAGAGCCATTCCAGAGAGGTTTGCGGGCGGCGTCTCGGCGGCGGTTCCGGCGGATCCGGTCGTGGCGGAGATCGGGGCGTGACCGACAGAGGCGAGGACGGCGGCGGCCTGAGCGGAGGGGTTGAGGCCCAGCTTCTCAGCCTCGGCCTGAGCGGCGGACGCAGCAGCCTTCGCCTCGGTCGCGGCCTGCGTGGCAGCGGCGGCGGCAGTCTTCGCATTCTCCGACTCGCCAGTGAGGCGTTGCACCTCGGCGGTCAGTCGGTCGCGTTCGGAAGAGAGGGAGGAGAGATCGGAGAGCGCCTTGTCACGCTCGCCGGTGAGTGCCGACACCTTGGCCGCGTGCTGCTCGGCGCTGCCGAGTAGGGCGGTGATGCGGTTGAAGAATTCGCCGACGTTCATC